ATCCGCCAAATCCAAAAGACTGCAAATCTAGCAGCTCATTGTCTTTGAAAATGCGAATGTAACTGTCACCAAACTCAAGCAAGTAAGTTTGTTCGTCGCTATATTCAAACGGCACTAAACGCGCTTTGTGAGTCTCCCCATCAGCCAGTGGTGCACCCCAAGTGCTAGGGGGGTTGCCAGTTGCGCGATTGTCTTTGAGTTTTGTGTTTGCCACAAAGGTAGTGCCAGGACGGCGACCTACCCCACCTTGCGGAAAGATAACGCCATTCTCAATAGTCTTGGCACCAGCATTGTATTTCTGAAGATCAACACGGCCTTCTAATCGTGGCGATAGTTCTCCTGCCGTGAAGTTAGTGACAATATTAGAGCTACGCGCCATGTCAGTACCTAATTTCTACAAATTCACTCGCTTGGGTTTGATCTGGATAGCCTTCCATGGCATCCATGCTACGCGCTTCTTTTAGCTGCGCTTCATACAAAGAGAACATCGTTTGCGCCAAAGTATTACTGCCGGTGATGTTGTAGGCTATTGAAGACGCCAGACGATGCGCAATCGTTGTAGAAAGAAGGCTGTCAAACAATCCTGTGTCTGTGACTTGTGACACAAAAACTATCTTGCACGTTGCCTCGTTGCTAAGGATCTTACGCCCCTCAATCTTATACATGACGTTGCTGTCATACGCGGCAATCTCGTTGTTTACATTGTCATTCCAGAAAGAAAGCACCTTTAGACAAAAAGGCGATGTAGGCAACGTATATGAATAAGTAAAGCCAAAGGCGGGGCCGCTTGAGTCTTGAGACAGAGTTGCACGTGATATCGCACAATTCCAAGGATGCGCACGCAAGACAGCATCCCTAACAGTCTCATAGCGCCTGTTACACAGACGCGCTTCTTTTGAATTCTCAGTTAGTGAAGTGATTGCAGCGCCACCAAGCAAGTCTAGCGCTTCGTTACAAATATCAACGACTGATGGCATTGCGCACTCCTTAATGGAAAGAAGGGGCGGCGAACCGCCCCCTCAATATTAGTTTACGACGTACTCAACGATGAACGCCATATCACCACCCGTGCCACCTGTAGCATTGAAGGTGGCAGCAATGTAATAGGTGCCGCCTGGATCAGAAGACTGACCGGCAAGTTCCCATACTTGCTGTCCTGTAGTGTTAAGGTCAGCCGCTTCATAGCGTAGTTCCGCAAGGCCAGCGCCATCAGCCACAGATGTAGCCAGAGCATCCTCATCAACAACCGCACCTGCGTCGGTGTAGAAACCAACATTGTAGGTGCAAGAGCCACCGAGGGCATCAGAACCTACACGTACGGACATAAGAGTTGCATGAGTTGGCACCGGTGCCAGCATAACGATGTCATCGTCGGTGCTGTCGCCAGCGGCAAGAGCAACATTGCCTTGAGCCACACGGACAACGCCGCCCAACTCTTGTGCATTGTTAGCAACCTGCGGGAGAGCCTCAAGATTGGCAATGAGGTCTGAGTTTTTAGTAGTCATAACCTATCTCTCCTCTTAGTCAGGGGTTTCGTCACAGAAGATCTGAACAACCTTGTCTTCTTCCATGCGCACCGCGCCGATGCTCATGCAGTAATAGACCTGAGTTGCGTAACCCTTATCGGCACGCTCATCAATGCGTGCGCTGATGTCTTTGCCGACACCAAGAGTCAGACCATCTTCTGCCCATGCAAAACACTTACGAATATCGTTAGAGTCCACAGACAGACGGTTGGACATGATGAAGCGGAAGCCCATGAAGGTATCCAGCTCACCTTGTACGAGAGCCTTCACAGTGTTGAAGTCGCTGCTTGTGACAGTTGTGTCGCCAAGAAGATCCTCAATCTGCTTAGGGCCTACTGCGATATAACGCGGGATTGATGGGTCAACATCGTTGAGATCCATCTTACGCTTTGCCTCACGCAGCTTGGCAAGGGTCAGACCATCGTTGGACGATGAAGAACCTACCGAGTTTGCTGTTGCATCAAGCGTTGCGCTACCAGAACCAGTCTCACCAGTGTTGGCAGTGCCGGTTGCAGCAGTGATGATGACATCATCCATCGCACGACCCATAGCTGCGGCAGCAGCGCGTGCATAGGAAGAAGTCGGGTCGATGAGCATACGCACCTTGTCCTGATCGTCCACGAGATCTGCGTACTCATAGTCCGCAAGGCTCAGACGACGCCTGTCATGGGGTGTATCCATCTGGGGGGTATCGGCATGGCGGCTGGTGCGCAGGGCAGCAGTAGCCGATCCGATCTGGTCGATAAAGGCATTTTTACCAACAACATTCTCAACGCGAACCGCATCACGCAGACGAGAACCCATCTGCTGTGAAAGCATCTGCACGTTTGCAGAATACTGTTGCACAAATGCCGTAGTGACTTGTGTAGACATTAGCCTACCTCCTAACTACAGTTACATTTTTGCAATTTGCGGTGTGCTACCCTTTCGGACACTCCTAGCCTTTTTGGCTGGCGTCAAGCCGCCGTCTTTCCGGCTGTCATCAGGACGGCTCTCGCCGCTACCCTGTACCACCCAATCATAGTACAACTGTGCCATGTGGGCTGGATTCATGATATCACGTTGCGTGCCAAATTCAATCGCTATCCTAAGACACTCTAAACGCAGTTCAATTCTTTCCTCATCCGTCATGGATCATACCCATGAGTTCTTGCACCCGATCAATCGCATTTTGACGCGCAGTCACGTTCTTGGAATCCCAATATGCGTGGCTCTTGTCATTCATGATTGCGTCGATCTCTGCTTGCGCCTGCTTTGGCGTCATCGAATAATTTGACGATGCGCCATCAATGCTGTCTTCGCTGGTCACAGAAGACTTGAAGTCTGCCATAGCTGCAAAGGCTTTGATGAATGCAGGGTGATTGCCAATCAACGTGCCATCAGAAAGCTGTAGGTTAAGCACATCATTGCCTGCAAACTCACGCGCAGCCTGTGAAGCCGCGTTGATCTTGGAGTCATAGCTGTTGCCCCACTCCCTACGCAGTTCAGTTTCTGTGCTTACAGCAGAATCCGCAACCATCTGCTGCATTTGTTCAGCAGAATTAGAAACGCTAGAACGATAATACTCCAACACACCCTGCGCCTGTTGTGGCGTCAGCCGTAATTTATGAGCAATATCAGCGTATTGCGTGGCAATGTCCTCAGTAATGACGTTGCCGTCAGCCTTAATCTCGTAGCCATCTGGTGCCTCTGGGCGACCAAGCCTGCCATAAATATTGTCGAGATCTTCATCTGTTGGGTTGATGGGCAGCGGAATCTTCTCCGAGCCAATCAATCTTTGTGCGTTGACATATGAACGCGCCAGGTTTTCCACATCCTTGATAGGCCCAAAGCTAGGGTGTTCGCGGATGTCCTCCGGTATCATGGTCAAGAAGTCGTTACCAGACCCGCCTTGTGCTACCTCTGCCGGTGTTTCAATCGGCGCAGCGTCAGGCTGGGCTACCTGTTCAGCCACTTGTTCTGACATTTAGTCCTCACTCATCATGTTGTAGATATGAAGGATTACTGCACGTTTTCCTTCCTCAAACGCTGTGGCATTTGCATCTCCCGCCACATAGCTTGAAGCACGCCAGTTACAGCGTGCCTCAAGATCTCCCAAAACTTGTTTGCCTGCATGCTCATTGAAGACGTTCTTATACATCTCCCGCAGCTTTTTAATTTCCACCGCCATCGCTTACCATCCTCACAGCCTGTGCTGCTTGCGCAGTCGTATATACATCTTCTTGCTCTTGCTGGCGCTGTATCTGTTCTTGTTGTGCAGCAGCACGCTGTTGCCGTGTTTGATCAATCTGCGCCTGTGGGAACAGGATATCTTTCGGCACACCTAGCGAGTCCACAACATGATTGACCAGCCCATCTGGGTTGAGATGGTCGCCAACTGGCAGCGACTGTGCAAGCGGTAGCAAGATTTCCAAAGCCTTCATGGTGCCGTTCAGGCTGCTGGACTTCTGTGCGCGTGCCAGTGGCGATACATATTCGATATCTACATCACGCCCTTGCAGTACATCTGGTGGCACCGCAAGCATGTCATTGCGCAACATCAGCGCAAATACACGATCTATCATAGGACGCAGCATTTCGTTCATCAGACGCCCCAGAACAGGCCCTATAACGCGCATACGCTCTTCCTGACGCTGCACTACCTCAGTAGCGGTCATATTGGGCGTAGCGGCTGATAGAAGCTGATCTACGTAGAATGCAGAGCGAATAGCGCCACGACGCTGTTCTTCCATCTGCAAGCCGATAGGAATGTTTGCACCAGTGTTTAGCGGCGTAATCGTGTCGCGTGTGCCTGTGCGATAGAAGTTAAGGCCACCTGGCTGGGTACGGATAGGGAGAAGAAATCCGTCGTCAGGAACAAGTAGTGGAGGATCTATTTGTTTCTGCGCAGCTTGGATGATGGTTTTTGACATAAGATTCAACATCTTAACGTCAGGCAACGCCACCATCGCAGGTGACCGCCCCATCACTTCACCAGTTGCCTTGAGAAAGCGCGGGACAATGTATGGAAACTCTTGAAACCCACTGATCGCTATGGGCATCTTGGTTTCCATACAAATATACACTGACGCAAACGGCATGTTTTTGTTGTCACGCTTGGTCGTATCACGATCCTCACGTGGCATAACAGCGTGCAGCAGCGTTACCTCTTCATCTGGCTTCTTTTCAAATGTGCGCTGAATAAACTTGCCTACGTTTTCCAGCCCAAAACGTTGCACAGCTTGCCTTGCAGGGATGCTGTACTTGCGAAAAACAGTATCAACTAGGCCAAACTGATCTTCAGCAATGTAAAATTCAGATATGTGGCGTGTGCTGAAGCGCAGATTTTCCTCATCCATTTCCACAAACATACAGCCTGTGCCAAAAACAACGAGATCTACATAGAGTTCATGCACCTCAGTCTCAAAATTAGACTGATTGAACGCCCTGATCATGCGCTTGCTGCTGTCTTCTAGCCAGCGCTGCACCATGTCATCACGCCCAACGTCAGGATCTTTCATCGCAAGGTGGAACCAAGGCGTAGCGCCGCTTGTAAGCATGCCATGCAGCGATGCAGACAGAAGATCTACAGCCTGCAACGCAGTACCGTCAAAGATCTGCTCCATCCGCTTTTCGCCACGGCTGCGCTTTTTAACAATATCTGCCTTGCGCGGCAGCATATAGTCGCCAAGTTCCTGATAGTGGGTATCCCAATTGGCTCTTTGGCCTTCTAAAAACTCAAAACGAGCGACCAGTTCTTTAATTGGGTCCATAACTTATCCTAACTTATTAGGGTTTCTTGATTCGGTTGCGCCTCTTCTTCAACCATAGCGCCTGCAACTCTAGTTGAGCCACGGCCCTTACGCTTGGCAGTCTTTTGCCGCAAGGCTTCTTCAGCAAGAATGTTTGCGCGTTGATAATTTATTTGCGCTGGCGGCTCTGGCGGCGGCGGTGGCGGTGGCATAACGACCTTTGGCGTAAACATAGACATTAGTTTTTCGCTCCTCGTAATAATATACCTTCTACCCTTCCTGTTGCACCCGTTCTTTTAAAGCGTGTTGCATACCTACGCCCATCATCACTCAAAGCTGGCTCTAAAGCCTCTAAGATTGTTGCTGGACGATCTGTCATTGGCGCTTGCGGCATAGACACAGAGCCATCTGGATCTTGAGTAGATGTGCTAAGAGGTCTGCCGGAATACACAGTGCCGCCAAACGGGCCAGGCTCATTCACACCAATAATTGCATTTGTAGTTGGGTCAAGCACAGGCGTAACGCTATACTGTAGTTGCCCATCTGGGCCAATAGTCGGCGTATCTTGTGACAACTTTTCAAGTAGGCGTGCGGCATTCATCGTGCCAATTGAATTCAAAATGGTGCCTTGAATGCCTTTGGTGCCTACTGTAGCCCTTGTTTGCAAATCTCCAAGCTGCTCTTTGTTAATATCAGTACGCCCAGCAAGATTGGCAGCAGCCTCATCACTGCCTGTGATAGCTAATGCCGCGCCAGGACTAAGGCCAGTTTTTGGTGATGAAGCAACTGGCTTTGTCGGATAAGAAACCCCCACCTCTTGCATCTTTCCGGCAGCAGGGCCTTCTTCTTTAGGCGCTTTTATAACTGTAGGCGGCGCTAAATCATCGCCTGTGCCACCACCACCTGATCCCATATCAATGCTCCTTCAAGGCATGAAAGCCAATTTTTCCTGTTTCAGTGCGCAGCCAATAGCAGTCACTATACCCCATTTCAACAAAAGTGTCTTTCAAATATCTAAAACCGGCACGGATGCTCTGAAAACCACCAAAAGCAATAAAATCAACGATCCAAGGGCTTTCACCGCAACCACGAAATGCTGATGTTGGGAACCTGTTTGTGCGCACATATTCATCAATGTGGTGCATCTCAGGGAACGCCCATGTTGCAAAAACATACGGCAAGTTAAATTCATCCTGTATTATCAAATAGTTACCTAGAGATAGTGGTGGTTCTATGAAATCTTTTATGTCTTGATCGCTGTAATCTTGATGGTAGTGACTTACTGTCATCATCGCTACCGCAGTCTTGTAGTGATTTAGATCGACTATCATAGCGTAAATGGGTTGTATTCATTCATCGCAACTTGTTGCGGAGGCTTTGTAAGGTTTTGTTTATTCTCCAACCCAACAGCCAGATACCTAAATGCATCCGCAGCATGACTCGTGAAATCATGGCGCGGGTGATCTCTGAAAACTTTTTTGCGTTCATCCCACTCCTGCCGGTACTGTCTAAGCATTTCTACGCCATCATTACACTTATCCCTGTCAAAAAAGCATTTAGGCATCATCATGCGTGCTGCATTGATGCCATCTGCCACTTTCATCTTGGGAATGACGCGAAAGCGGATGCCGAGACTGAATGCAGTCTCAAGCCTAGACTTGCCGCTACCTAGCTCTCTTACCTCGATATCGTGCGGAGCAAGGTGGTCGCCGTAGTGATAATCCTTTTGCCGTAAGACTTCAGCGTAGTGATCCAGTCCAACACCACCATTTTCATAGTAATCAATGATGTTGATAGAGCCGCCACGAAAGACTTGAGCAAACCATATAGCTGTTGAGTCATTTATACCGAGATCCCAGGCTGTATGCACAGGATAAGCAGGATCATAAGGCACTCGTGTGATCCTTCCAGCATCATCTGCATCAGCCAACAGTTTTCCATAGTAAGCGCCTATGATAGCAGCAGTAAACGAACATTCATACTCTTGCTCGTACTGCTCCGGCGTCATCTGCGCTTTGGCAGCTTGTAATTCTTCTTCTTTTACAAGACCACTCTCAGACGCCTTTACAACCTTAAAGTACCATTGATCAGAACCATTCGCCGTTTCAGACTTGGCTTGATCCAATAGATCAAAAAAATGATTATGCCCCGCTGGGGTGCCTAGAAATACAGCCGCACCCTCCCTATCAGACAGGGCAGGACGTACAACCTCCCCCCATACCCGTGGGTTCTGCATGCCAAATTCATCGAATACACATAGATCAAGATAGATACCCCTCAAACTATCTGGATTCTCAGCAGACAACAGCATCAACCTGCCGCCATTAGGGAAGTCTACTCGTAGCTCTGTTTCATTGAAGGACACGCCAGGGATCACAGACGCATAATACTTCACATAATCCCATGCAATTCGCTTGGCTTGCGTAAAAGTAGGTGCCACAAACGCAACTCGCGGCCTTGGCAACTCACAAGTCAGCGCATGCTTTATAAGATGATTAACAGCCCATACCGTCTTGCCAAACCTACGGTGCATAACCAGCACGTTCCAACGCTTTATGCTGCCGTGCATCTCTGCCTGTAAGTCTCTTGGCTTGTAAGGGATCTTGACGTTCATCAGTTCAACCAAAATGGCGGGGTGGTTTCTAGTGAAGCAGCGTCATTCCAAGATAAATTTTTATAAACAACATTGCCATGATCTGCCTTATGCTTCTTATCCAAAGCTATACCGTCATAATCAAGGCTTACGCAGGAGGGGGCGGTGTCATTGAGCCACCTTTGAACCGACATAAAAACACCTCCGGCTGGGCCAAAGCATCCTCCATGCAAATCATTGGGCCGCACTCTTATAGACTTACCCCTCAACATGCTCAAACCATGCTCGTCAGGCTCACGCAAATCCTCTTCAGTAATTACCCACCGCCCACTATGGCTAAAAAGTATCTGCCCCCCAATATAAACTTCAAAGCTGTCTACATTCGGATGCGTGTGTTCTGGAATGATTTTGTTTGGCGGCACCACAAAGACCTGTACCTGAAAATCCTCCTGAGAATATTGAGTGTAGCCATAAATGCCAAAGACATCCCTTACGGCGTTATTCAGTGGCGTGTAACCACAAACCTCCGCATTGTTCAAAAATTGTTTTAAAAATACCTCCAGTGGGTCATCCATCAATCGCCCTCCCAAACGATACGCACCGTGCCGTCACTTACCTCCACACCAGCACGGTTCTTAACATCACCATACTGATCAGGCATGACCTTGCCTACCTTCCACCGAACATGAAGGGCATAGTCTCTTAAAACATTAGGATCATACTTCTTCTGACCGGTAAGCTGCTGCTGATACATAACCTCGACATCCTCCAATGCCTTCTCCGCACTCTGCTGCTGCGCTGTACGAATAAGATTACTTAAATCAGCATCCTCCCCCATCTTCTGATACAGCACTGACCTGCTGATCTTCGCCTCTCTGCATGCACTGACAAGACTATGCCCTTGCATCACTAACTCAGCAACGCTCTCTGCCTTGCTCTGCGTTAGCCTAGCCATGTTTCCTCCTGACTGTGTGTGGGATAGGGGGAATTAACACACATAGAACGTGGCCGCGCGTCGCGGGGGCGATGCCTTTGTTTTACCCCCCCGCTGGGGTCGCTGCTGGTCGGCGCTGGCAATG